GCTTTTTCTTTTTTTTCTCTTTCCTTCATACGTTTTACATAAATATCGTAATCAGGTCTTTCGTGATCGTATTTAGACCATAATGCTTTTGCTTCTTTACCTATTTTACCATCAATTGGACAAGGAGTGCCGGCTTGTATCATAGATTCAAATACACGTTCATCTTGGCAAAGTATTGCAACCGCTGCAACTTTCATACCAAAGTCATTAAGTATTCTTGCTAATTTTAATCTTTCACAATTTTTATCTATAAAATGTTTTCCTGCTGAAACACCTACACCAAAAGTTTGAATTCCTGCACTAGCACCTACAGCACAAACATCTTGTGTCATAGAATTATATGATGGTGCCGCAGCTGATGGTGGTGAAGATCTTATGTCTGAGTTTGTAGTATTATTAGTTGTAGAAGTAGACTCAGACCCTGATTGATATGTAGTTGTAGCAGTTGATGTGTACCCACCTTCAATTGCTGTATTACTTCCTGATGTATTTGTTTGTGTGGATCCAGGATAAGCTGGTCCAATAAATGTTAATAAACAAATTAAAATAATTAATATGCCGGTAAAATAATAATTCATTTTGCAATTCTCCATTATTCGTATTTAACCTCATTTTCAAAAGAAAGATCTGTAGCATGGTCTTTTTGATATTTGTAAGTTCTTTTTTTACCACATTTACAATTATCACAAACACACACGCCGTAATCATCTGCATGAAGATCACCATTACAGTGACATTTACAATGACAATTTTTGCATTTAGCCATTTACAAGTCCTCTACAAGAGGGACATTGTTTTTTATAGGTATCTGGATGTTTTTCGCAAACTACTTTTATTTCTGGCTCCGGAACATCTTCATATAATTGAAGATGCGGATCTTTTTCTTCTTCTTCTTCTTGCCAACTAAAAAGCCAACTAGCAAATCTGTTCCATAAATTTTTAATCATTTTTTTTCTCCTCAATTTCGTAAAAGAAATTGTCAGTGTCCTCTGTTTTCCACTTACCGGTATCTTCTACATTCCATTCGGAAGTTTGTACCTTCCAATCGGGGATTTCATCCTTCACTGTAAATGAAGGTATATCCCATATTAATCTATTGTTTGGCTGTGCCGCATAATTGCCGTCATTTAACGCAAGTATGTGTGCGCACTTATGTTCGTGCGGGATCTCAGAATGATCAGTGTCTATTATATTACTCTCTGGATGCGCAAAGTCAACTGTGAATAAGTAGGATCCGTGATGCCACTTTTTATCTTTTCCTATATATTTACCGGCTTGTCCGTCTAAAATATCAAAACAAGTAACACTAGGGTAGTAAGAAAAACAATTCCACAATTCCAATTCATCAAGTCTTCTGGTCGGAACAGTTTCCGGTTGAAAACCACGTTGAATAAAAGCTGATATGGGGAGACGATAAAAGATAGCACCGTTCTCCATGATGGCATGGAAAAGGATTGGCCTTCCCGTGATTGCGGCAATACCGAAGATAATACAGTCTTCAACTTCGCCATGATGTTTTTTAAGGTCATATAAATACTCCTTTTTTATTTGTGCGTATTGTACAGGAATATTTGCATTTAAGTAAGCCATAAAAAAACCTCATTTTATTTGACCCCAATTGGGACCATGTTCATAGTCTACTTTATTAGGAACTTCAAGGTTTACTGCATTTTCCATTATTTCTTTTATATGTTCTGCATGAGCACGGTCTGTGACAGATATGTCTAACTCGTCATGAACTTGTATGTGAGGTGTAATACCTTCTTTGTATAACTCAATCATAGCTTTCTTTGTCATGTCAGCAGCTGATCCTTGTATCAATCTATTTAAAGCTTTGTATGTGTATGCTCGTTTAATCCCTGGTCCGTGTTCCAAGAGCGCTGCATCATGAGACAATGCTTTATGTATACCAAATTGATTAGGTTCCCATAAATGAAAACGACAAAGTCGACCAAGTAATGTACGGATCCTACCAGAGTCCTGTGCCCTGTTCATTACATTGTCCATCAATTGTTTTACAAATGGCACTTTATTATGGTATTGTCTAAACAAACTATCAGCTTTATCTTTAGATACACCTAGCTCTGCTTGCAATTTATTTTTACCCATACCATAGAACAGACCAAGATTTATTGTCTTGGCCTGCGATCTAGGTATCTCTGCCATATCAGCGACAATGTCATGAAAGTCTGCATCGCCATCGCGATACGCATCCAATACTTCGCCCACTCCATAGAGATTCTGTAAAGCTGCATAATGCACTACCAACCTAGGCTCTTGCTGTGAATAGTCAAAACAACCCCATGTATGGCCCTCCTCGGGCACAAATAAAGCCCTGATCCGTGGTCCAAGTTCCTTGTTCCGTGCTGGTATTTGCTGTAAATTTGGGTTTGAATACGAAAATCTACCAGTCACAGTTCCACCATTATCTGATCTAAGTTGATTGATTTCTGCATGAATTCTACCTTTATGTGAATGCTTTAATATGGTATCAATAAATGTGGTATGGGCTTTATTAATTTCACGAGCCTGGGCTATTTGTTTCACCAGCGGGTGGGGGTGATTCTGTAAAAAGTTTTTTGTAAATGATGGAGAATTTGTTTTTTCGGTGCGGTCAAATTGTAGGCGAAGTTTTTCAAAAACTTGTGCAATGGATCGAGCTGCCCATATTTGGGTATCTACTCCAGTTTCTTTTTTTACTTTTTGTAATAATTCTTTTTCTTCTGCAACTAGCTCTTCTTTTAATTTGTGAGCTGATTCTACGTCTACACGAACTCCTAAAAAACGCATATCGACTAGGCAAGGAAAAAGTTCTGTCTCAAGATCAAAAATAGAATTTATATCTTGGTGTAAAATTTCTTTTTTTAATTCTTTCCAAAGTTCTAATGTAAGTTCAGCGTCTTTTTCTGCGTAAGCGCCAACATAAATGGCAGGTAGTTTATACATTTCTGCCTTGGCGTCAACACCCCAATCTTTTGCAGCTTGATATAAATCACTTTCATTTTTTGTTTTGCCGGTGTATCGTTTAGAACAGTTGTTTAAGTCATAGCGCATTTGATTTTCATCAACAAGGGCCGATGCAATCATCGTGTCTATAATTTTACCGCTAACACTTAAACCAATTGCTTGAATCCAACACACGTCATACATGGCGTTGTGAAATATTTTATCTGCAGGTGTATCTAGTACACCTTGAAACCACTTTAAAACTTTTTTCCTATCCATGTTGCCTCCGCCTTCATGAGCTATTGGATAATAACCAGACCAACCTGACACAGCTACAGCAACGCCTACAACATCTCCTTTGCCAACTACAGATCCTGATCCCATTTTTATAAGGTCTGGGTCTTTAGTTTCTAAATCTATTGCAATCTCATTGTATTTAGATAAATCTGGAAAATTTTCTGGTGGTAGCCATTCTGTTTGTGGTTTAAATATAGGTATTTGCATTATTTATTTTCCTTCCATTCATTATAACCATCAACCCATGAAATTTTCTTTTCTTCTTTTATTTCGTTAGGGTAATCTCTATCAATGGCCATATCGATGTAATGTTTAGCTTTTAATAAATCTTCTTTCTGATTTTTTTGTTTGTGTCTGCACAAGTATTTTATAGCGTTCCCTTCTGCAAACGGCAAGTTATTTTTATTTATAAACTCTGATGGTTGTATAACCATGCTTCGGTAGTGATTTCCGCCTACCTGTTTTTTATATATATCACTCATACCATAAATCCTTTCTCATATTTTTTTGGTTCTATTATGTGTAAGTTTTCTTTTGTTCTTGTTGCACCAACATAGAACAATCTGTTTTCATCGTCTGGATCTCTTTCATAACCTTTCATAGTATTTTGTGTTAAGTCAGTTAATAACACAACATTCTGTGATTCACCACCTTTAGCTCCATGTATAGTAGATAACTCTATTCTTGGTTTTTCATTTAATCTTTCTTTGTTTGCTCTCATCTTTCTTAAATAATTTACTTTAGTTTGTCCTGCATCATCAAATGCTTCATACCAAACTGTTTTAACTTGTAGACCATAGTCTCTTACAAGTTGATCTATTCCATAAAAAGATTCTTTTGCCATACCTTTTATTTTTTTCTTGTGCCAATGTTTAGGACCCATGTATTTAGTAATATTTTCTATTTGTTTATAAGAAATTAATTGACCCTGTCTTAAATGTTCCCAAGCTGTAGCTGCCTCATGTAAATCTTTTTCTGTGCCTCTTCTGTACCGTGATGAATAATATAATCCACGTTGATATAAGGATTCTTCTACATCTTTTAATAAATATTTTGTTCTAGCTAATACTAGCCACTCACCGGATGACATGTCAATTGTATCAGCGTTGTAATGTCTATGCAAACTTCCTTGTACAGTTTTTGGTTGCCATGTTTTGTCTATTCTGTTTCTAATTCTATTAATAATACCCATCGCTACACCATGTACTTTAGCTGGTATTCTAAATGATTGTGTTAGTGGTAAGTATTGTCCTTCTAATGCTATAAAAGAATCTACATCTGCGCCAGCCCATTTGTATATAGCTTGATCATCATCGCCGGCAATAAAAGAATCTTCTGTTTTATTCCATATTGTTCTAGCCATGTCCCACTGCATTAACGATAAGTCTTGTGCTTCGTCAATAAATACTACATCAAATTTTGGTGACTTGTCAGATTTTGTAAACTCTGTAATCATGTCATTAAAATCTATTAAGTTATATTCTTTTTTGTATCTTTTTAATTCGTTGTCTATAATTTTTAATGTGCTTCGTTCTAAATCTTGTGTGTGTTCGTTAAGATCAAACTGTTGTTCTGATGTAATG